TCCACATCCTTTAACGCCAGGCACATTATCTGAATTATCTCCATCTAATGTTCTGAATAGTAAAAGATTTTGTGGATACATTCCCCATTCTTCTTTAACCATTTCTCTATTGTATAATTTCTTTTTTGTTGGTGAATAAACAAAAGTCTTTTCATCAACTAATTGTAAGAAATCTTTATCGGTAGAAACAATATAACATTCTTCATCTTCTGCTAAAACGTGCTTAGCTATGTGTCCGATTACGTCATCTGCTTCTATACCATCATATATCATTGTTGTAATAGGTAATGAATCTAACAGGTCATTCAACCAAACGAATTGACGTTTCATTGAAAGTTGTTCATCTTCTTGAGTCATCATATCAGGGTACTGACGATTAACTCTGAATCTATTCTTACCTCTATCAGCTTTGTAGCCTTCAAATAATTCTTTTCTTCCTTTAGCTCCACCCTTACCATCAAAAGCAAGGATAACTCTAGTAGGATTAAATTGGCGGATTTGACTTCCGATTGAATTTAATGAACCAATAACTCCACCCGTATGCTCACCATTCTCATTCATTGTAGGATTGGTAGTCCAGCTACGGATGAAGGTATTGAGTCCATCTATGATAAGAACTCTACCATTCCTTACCCTTTGGGCATTAGATTCATGTTCAGATTCTACTTCATTGAGTAATTTTTTGTATAATTCTTTCATATTGTTTGTAACATTTATTAATCACCGATTACTTCTGAGTCTGTCACCAAACTATCAGTATCTAATGAATCTTTTTTGTATTGTGAAATAGTTGCTTCGCAAATCCTTTTATAGATTTGTTCTTTTACTTCCTGATTAGCTTCTAATGTAGAAGGAAAATCTTTGGATTGAAATTTAATAACTTCACCTGAATCAATATCAATATATTCATACCAAGCTCCGCTTTGTTTTACAATACCATTTTCTTTCATAATTGCTAACCAAGCACCGTAGTTATCAATACCTCTATCAAAGAAGATATCGAAATCGGCAGAACGTAATGGTGGTCCCATTCTATTCTTTACAACCTGACATCTTACTTTAATACCTACGATTCTTTCATTACCATTCTCCTTCGCTTTGATTGTACCCATACTCTTTAATCTCAAACGAACCGAAGCGTGGAAAGCGATTGCTTTACCACCACTTGTTGTCCAAGGGTCAGAGAATGGCATTGCGTTCATCTTCTGTCTTAATTGGTTAGTGAATACTAATGTAATCTTTTGTCTTCCAATTAAGTTAGTAATTTTACGCATTGCTTTGGAAATGATAATAGCCTTATCAGTAGCGTAACCATCTTTTCCGTAATCAGCTTCCATTTCTTTTTCAGTAGATGCAGCGGCAACGGAATCCACTACAATCGTTACATACTTATCTTTGGAATTTGTTCTTACTTTTTCGATGATTGTTTCGGTGTACTCAAAACATTGTTCAACAGTCTCAGCTGCTACATACAATAGTTTCTTAGTATCAACTCCGATAGCTTCTAAGAACTCTCTACTTACGGCGTTTTCAGTATCAATCAACACAGCAATACCACCTAACTTTTGTGTTTCGGCAAGTAAGTGTGCTGAAAGAAGTGATTTACCACTTTGTTCAAGTCCTGTCACTTCGGTAATTCTACCAACAGGCAAACCCCCATAAGGTCTATTAGAGATAGCCACATCTAACATTGATGCTCCGGTTGAAATCCAACCATCTACATTTGTTGGTGCACCATCTTCATCTAAGAAGAATGCTACTCTCTGGTCTTTTGATTGTTTGTTTAGGGATTCAGCAAGTACTTCCGCTAAATCTACCTCTTTGGTAATTTTTGCCATATTCTATTAACTTATTTATTATGAATTGAAAAGGTCATCAAATGCTGCTGCCACATCATCTAATTTTTTAGCTGGTGCTGCTGCCGGCTTTGATGGAGTTGTATCGAATGGTGCTTCATCATCATCGTTAGCAGTTGATGAAAGTGTTTCAGCTGATACTGATTTTTCATCTTCTGATTGTGCTGATGGATTTAACCAACCTTCTAATACATTTTTCAATTCTGCATAAGTTAATTCTGAATAAAGTTCAGTAATTTCTTTTTGAGAATTTAAGTACTTATCCGTTTCTTCTTTAGATGTTGCTAAAGGAGTTTCTTTTGGTTTAACACGGATTGTTGTTACAGGGTAAGAAGTACCACTGTCTTCAGCAGATACTACTTCAACAGTAATATCTCTACCTTCATTTGGGTCAGTAATATCACCATAATCAGGGTCTGCCATATAACCAAGAATTTCTTGATATACAGTTTTACCAAAGCCCCAAAAACGAACACCTTCACCTTCTTCACCTCTTACCAATACTGGTACGAAAGTTCTAAGTTTCGGCTCCATCTTTTTTGCTGCTTTCCAATCTTCCTTATCACCCATTCTTTTAAGTTTATCAGCAAACTCAACGATAGGGTCAGGTCTGCCAAAACTCATCGGAGATAAGTAAGTTTTGTTGTTGATGTTGTAGTGAAAATAAAGTTCAATAAAAGGATTTTCTTTATTGAATTTGTAAGGCACCAATCTGATTGTGTGTTTGCCTGGTGCTGGCTTCCAAAGTTCTACAGTTGTTCTTTGGGTGTTTTGCAGTTTGTTAAGTCTGCTCTTAATAGCATCTAAATTAATTGCCATGTCTTTTAAGTTTTAAGAGTTTAAGTTTTAAAACGTTTATGTTTTAAGGTTGGATTATAGTGTCTTTCCTACACTTCCGTTACATATATAAATATAAAGGAGATACAAATATACAACAAGTTTTTGATATTTCCAAATATTTTTTTGAGTATATTTTTAAGGAAAATTATGTAACAAATATAGTAAAAATTTGTGACAAAACCAAATAAAAAAGGGGAATTAATTTTCCCCTTCTTTTGTGTATAATAATGATGTTCTATTTGGATATTGTAGATGCTTCTTTAAAATATCAGTTTCATTGTCATCTATAAACTCTCTTAGTTTAATTTCGTTTTTAGTACCAATTTGTTCTAATGTTATAATAGTAAAATTACGCCCGCCTTCCATTTTTTTAGTTTCTGTTTTCACAACTTTGTATTTATTATTAGATGGTAAAAGTACTTCATGTTGACCAGACCAACTTCCAAAATCATCACCAACCATACTATTTTTATTTTTAGCAGATACATTATCCACATTTGCATTCATACAAAATCCATTGAATGTATTTTTTGAATTTACCACTTTTATTATTATAGATTGGTTATTTGATTTATTTACCAATGCGTTTGCGTTACCAACATTATTAGCAAATTCAGTAGCTGTTGTTACATCAAATGAAAATGAAGATATTGGTAAATCAATAGTACTACCTTCTTTAAAAGATTTCATAAATTTAGAATAATCAGAAGAATTCATAGCCATACCTCTATACAACGCATTTGTATGAACTGCAGGTGGTGGGTCTGATTTTAACATTTCATCAATTCTATTTAATGCATCTTTATTTATCATTGATTGATATGAGAACATATCATTTATATAATTCTTATTTTTCTTAGCTTGCGCTTTAACCCATTTAGCTTGATTTTTATCATTAGCTTGTGAAATATCTACAAAAGAATTATCCTTATCATCACCCTTTTCTTTTTTAATAAAATTACGAAGTCCACCATCTACAGTTGTTGGATTTTCTAATTCACTCTGCATTGTTTTATTCCAATCATCATCCGAAAGGTTTTTGTATTTTAATGGATATGCTAATTGTAAACTTGATAATTCATCCATACTATCAAGTTCATTATCCCTTCCAAAAAGAATAGTATTTCCTAATCTAGACAATACAAACTCTGTTAAATTTTTAAAACCCCACTCTTTTAAATCTTCCTCATTTGGAGTAAATCCAGATATATCAAGAAACATTTCAGGATGTGATAATACTCTGTTTACATCTATCTTAAATTTGTTTGCCACCTTTGCTACTTGTGCCGGAGTAAATGTTTCACTACCTATAATTTTATGCTTTATTTTTGTAAGTGCATTTGTTATATCTTTAGTAGTATCTTTATTATATAATTTGGTTTTATCCGTTTCAGCTTTAGCTACTTTTTTATCTGCTTGCGTTTGAATTTCATTCGGGTCAATTCCTTTCTTAATTACATTTGCTTGTTTGTTTGAACTATCGGAATATACTTTGTAATAATAATCATCTGGAGTAACTCCATCAGGTGCATATTGTTTTGTTTCTAAATCTGATAAAATTAAATTAGCCATTAATTCTGATACAGATTGCTTTCTACCATCTTTATCTTTTATTTTAGTAGTTGCTCCTAATTTATTTATAAGATTTAAATCGATACCATATTCGTCAGCAGTTGTTTTTATTATTTCTGGAGTTATATTTGATTGATAGAATCTAACATCCCTTACAATCTTACCATTTTTATTTTTTCTACTAAGAGTAATTAATGTATCACCATATTCTGCAGTACTGATTGCTTTTGCCGTTTCATCCGATGGTTCATTTTTTTTATCAATTGTACCACCTCTTTCCTTTTCGTAATCACCTTTAAATAAGTCAGAGGATTTTGGCGTTTCTACATCCTTTCCCTTTATTTGAGGGTTTTCATGTGTACCATTTTTAACTGCTGTATCTAAATTATCTTTGGTATCAAAATATACCAATTTACCCGTTTTTTTGGATATTGCAGAAAAATCCGTTGTTTTTGGTTTAGCTTCAAATAATTCCCTAAGTAAAATCATACATATAAATATAAAGCAATAAAAAAGGGAGTATTTAACTCCCTTTCTTTTATGCTAATAAAGAGTAATACTCCTTAAAGTGTTTAATTCTATCAGGCAATCCAATAGTACCGCCATTTACTCTTTTAGTAATAGATGTTACAACTGCATCAGTTGCACCACCATCAGCCATTATATGTAGTTTATTCTTATTGAAGAACCAAGCTGCTGATAATAATGCGTATTTCTCAGCTACCACCTGTGGGTTTGCTGTTACATCTTCTCCGATTGATTTACCAAATGCAGTGTAGTTATCTCTTCCTGTTAATTGAATAAATCCACGGCCACAAAACTTTGCACCATCTCCAGAAGATTCAGGTCCGTTACCCATTCTACCACCATATACTAAGTTTGCAATCTTTTCAGGCTTTCTAGCATATTCATTTGCTTTAGCTTCAGTTGGGAAATATTTTTTGAATATACCCATTAAACCTTTAGCTGAATAGTTTAAGTTTTCTTTTGTCAAACGGAATCCACCACTTTCGTGTCCACATTGTGCTAAAAAGTGTGCAAGTCTTAATGGAGTATTGATTTCAAATTTCTTTGCAGTATCAGGAATCATTGCAATTACTGCATCAGGAATATGTCCTTTTAATTTTTCTAATTTCAAACCGGTAGAGTTTGCAACTACTACTGCTTGTTGTTGAATTGGATGTTCTTCTTCACCCATAATCATAGCCCAAGTTTTGTCACCAACAATACCATCTGCAGTTAAACCATGAGCCGCTTGCCATAATTTTACAGCTTCTTCGGTTTTAGGTCCAAAGTTTCCTACTGGGTCTAGATGTAATTTTTTTTGTAATAATTTTACATTTTCGTTGTTATCACCTTTTTTTAATAACATAATAATATTATTTGTTTTGTTCAGTTATAACTTCTTTTCCATCACCGAAATCAATTACTTCAAAAACTCTTGTCTGAATTTTCTTAGTTCCTTCGGCATTTGTTAATATGATTGAATTTTTAAACTTCTGCCAATTTATGACAAAAGATGTATCTAACACCCCACTATTTTCTTCTTTAACTAATTCGTTAAGAGCATTTATTGTGTATAATGTATTAGATTCTTTCTTTCTATGTATTAAGATTGTGTTTTCCAACGGATTTTCAGGTTGGAAAGCTGTATCAATATTGTACGTGATGAATAATTCATCTAAATTCGCCTTATTTTGGAGAATATAGATGTAATTGTAAACGATGTGGTAAGTTTCACGGATTAATTGTAAAGTATTTTGTAACTCACCCTTCGTTGTAAACGTACACAAAAGTTGTGTTTTCATCGGCTTCTATTCCTTCTTTTTTAATTTCATCTATAAATATCAAAAAACCGATGAAGGGGTATTTTTACTATTTTTTCAAAATTCGGTTTCCTTTTACATCGTAACCATTTTTCCAAGCATTAATATTGGTTCTAGCCGAATTGTAAGATGTAGTAAGACCACCACCTCTATTATCAAACGCTCTAAAGTTCAATTTCCACAATTTTAAGTTAGTAGAACCAACATCAGTAGATGAATGATATTTTCCTTGCGAATCAATTACTTGGTGATTATGTTCGATTGTATTTAGTCCGTTTCCAGTATTTAAAGTTGCACCCCAAGAACAAGCCATAGCAAATGCCATAGGTCCTTGCTTTAAAATAAGTGTATTATCATATCCCAATGCAGCATCTAATTCTTTATCACTTTTTAAATATTTATTTAAATTATCTGCATATTTTTGGTTCACTTCCTTCATTCTATCAAACAAAGGATTTAAATCTTTTAAACTTTTTGCACCAGCACCATCCAATACTTTTTGCATTTCTTTTTTACAATTTTTTATTACTTGTAAAACCGAAGGTAAATCAGCTTTTCCGTTCTTTAAGTGTTTTTCAAATCCACTTTCTTTAAACATTTTAGCAAATTGCTTATCGTTATCAATTAAATCATTTCTAACACCCATAGTATATCCATAAACGCCAGGATGAGAAGCGTTTCTATTTCTATAATCCGGATTTGGATGGTACTTTTGATATTGTGCAGTTTCACCAGGAAACCCATAGTTACTATATTGGTCACCACTCAATCCATATTTAACAGAAACAGATGAAACTCTTTCAATTTTAGTTCCACTTTTTCTAGATATTTTTAACTTATCACCAGATGGGAAATTACCAACTGATGGTAAATAACACTCATCCCCTGCTGCAATTTCAGTATCATATAAAGACATTTCAGCAAATTGCTTCATCAATGCCCCAGTAATAGTTTTATCTGAATTAGTTGCTATACCTTGAGCCATCATACCATAAGAATCACCAACAGCTTGTGCTGCTTGTTTTGATGGGATTGTATATTTTTTCAATATATTTTCCATTCTTGATTGATGGTCTTGCAATGCTTGTATAACTTTTGGATTTATTTCAGGATATTTTTTTAATTCATCTATTGTTCTTTTAATAGATTCATTATTTTTAATAGAATGTTGTAAGTACAATTTAGCATTTTTACCACCAGACGGTCCAATTAAATTTCCGTTTGCATCTAATGGTCCATGTAATTCGTAGAATTTTTTATCTAAGAATGATAATGGTTCTGTACTAAATAAATTAGCTATAAACTTATCTTTTATATTTCCTTTTGCATCATATGCAACTGATTTATCTTTAAGGTCTGGTTTTGCTGATTTTGCTAAGCTATCACTTAAACTTGATTTTTTAGAACCACCACCTAAATTTGCTCCAGTAGATTTTAAATCAGCTAAAAGTTTTTCAGTAAATGCATTACCACCACCTAATATTTTTTCTTTAGCATGTGATTTTTTATCATTACCACCAAATATACCTAAGTAAACTTTCTTTTCATTTGAAGAACCATATAATTTATACTTATCAACTAATTGAGCGCCTAACTGAGCTTTTTTAGATGTATTCGATGTTGAATAAAATTCTTTAACATCTTCCATAAAGCTTTTGAATATTTTCTTTTCATCCTTAGAAAAAATCTCCATACTCTTTTGTAAAGTTGATGCAGCAAATGCTTTATTTGCCATATCAATACCAGACCCCTTTTCAGCGGGAACTTTTGGTTCTTTTTCTTTTGCTATTTTAGCTAAAGCTGTTTTTTCTCTACCAACTCTTGCTTGTACATCTTTATCTTGTGCTACAGTTGGTTTTGGTTGTTTTGATTTTCCTAATTCTTTATCACTAACTCCAGATTTTTTAAGTAATTTAACCGCCTGATTATATGCTTGAACTTGCCCTTTATTTGCAGAATTTTTATATTTTAATGCAGTTGATACTTTTACTTCGTGGTCTCCTTTTTCATCTTTATATTTTACATATTGATTTAGTACATCATCCGTTTTTTGAATTGGATTTGCTTCTTCTATAAAATCATTAATAATTCCTTCAATCAACGAATCAATCAAAGGTAAATGTTCTTCTTTAATTTCTTGCATTTCGTTTTTATCTTTCTTTTCGTTATATGAATCAATCATATCTTCCATTTGTTCTTGACTAATTTCCATATCTTCCAATCCTTTCGCAATCAATTCAGCAAATTTTTCCATATTTGCATCCATTTCTGCTTCTCCTTCAATATCTGCAAATAATGCAGCTCTACCCGCTCCTTTAAGGATTGTTTCACCTATAACGTGTGGTACAAATTCAACGGCAACGTGTTTTGCAAAGGCAGCTGCACCATGTGATAAACCACCCATAGCTGCACCAAATATAGCAGTAGTTGCAATTTTTATACCAACTGATTTAAGTGCATCTTTTTCGTGGTCATTTAATTTTTCTCCTTTGAAAAATTTACCAACACCTTTACCCGCTTCTTTAAATTCTGCTATTTCATGTTGTGCACCATGTTTAATAGCTTTCCATGCACCTTTAGCTTTATCTTTAATAGCTTGTGCTAATTCTCTTCTTGGCTCTGAGCCAGCTTTGTAATAACCTTTTTCAAAGAATTCTTTTTCTTCTTTATGCCACTTTGATATTTTATCTTTAATCTTTTGTGTAAGACCTTTTTTATCCAATGAACTTACTTGTTTAGGCTGTTCATCTGGTGTTTCTTTATTTGCATCTGCTTTTTTAGCCGCAATTCCCATATCTTCTGCAAATTTGTTTGCCATTGGGATAGCATCTTTAATGTCTTGGTCTAACACCTGAACTTTCATCGGAATTTGTTTTTCCGGATGTTTAGCGTTATAAGCTGCTACTGCTGCCCAACGGTGGTGGCCATCAATTACATATCCATCTCTACTCACATAGATTGGTGCGGTAATCTTTTCATGCTCTGGATTTTCTTCTAATGCTCCCATCATACCAACTACCTTAGCTCCAACTAATTCGGATTGAGTTGCTTTTAATTTATCAGCAGGAACTTCAGTTTGAGTTACCTTAATATTTTTTTGTTTCAACATTTCTCTGAATACCGGCTCCGTATCTACTTCACCACCTTTATCAGTTGGCATATCTGCTGCTCTAGTGCCAGGCTGTGCTTTACCTTTGAATTGTGGCATCTCTGAACGAGGTATTCCTAAGTTATCATCACAATATAAGTTTGTACCAGGTACAGTGATTTGACAAAGGTTGATGTTTGGTGCCTTCTCACCTTTAGAGATAGCATCATCAACCATCTTTTGTACCTTACTAATATCGGTATTGAACTTTTGCAAGTCTTCTTTATCAACTCCATCCGGAATATCAGATGCTGCACCAAATGTTTCTGGGTCAGCTTGTGGAATTTCATTTTGAACGTCTTGTGCTGGGATTGGATTGAAATCAGTATCTTCTTTTGGTTTTATTTCTTTATCTGCTTCAGTATCCTTTTCTTCAGCATCTTTTGCTAATTGAGCTTGTGTTTCCTTCTCTTTAGCCAATCTTTGTCCCATAGCAGGGTCTGCTTTTGGGTCATACATTGGTGCTGCTTTTTGAATTGGGTCTTCTTTTGGAGCTCCACCTTCTGCACCACCTTTGTCACCTTTTGGCTCTTCTGCACCTTGTGGTTTACCTTCACCACCTAAATCTTGATTAATAGCATCTCTTTCTGGCGAACCTTCCGGTGGTAATACTTTTTCAGCCGCATCTCTAGCAGGTGTCCCTTCTGGTTGTCTTAGTAAATTACCAACAATACCTTCTTTATCATTTCCTTGCTTATCTTTATAACTTACTTTTTTATTTAAGATAGGATTTGTAAATGATTTATCAGCTTCTTTTACGTTTTCAGGTGTTTTACCTTTTTCGGTTAATAAATTTTCAACCAAGTCTTTCTTAATATGAGATAACCCCATTTCAGAAAGTACAATACCCAATTCCTTTAAGTGGATTGGGTTCTTTGGATTTGGCATCCCATCATCAACTCGGAACGCCCATTCAGAAAGTATTTCGTTAATTAATTCAGATAAATTCATATTCATTAAAATTTGTGGTCTTCCGGTTCACATATCATTTCTAATTCATCCCAGTGAAATTTAGGTTTTTGATTTAGAAATACAAAACATTTCCATTTACCTTGCTTTTCAAAATAAATGTGTTTTTGTAAATGTGATGGAACAGCTGCTCCAGTTGCTACTCTTTTAGCTGGAGTATCAAAGAAAGCCTTTATTAGTATTGTAAGATTTTCAGCATCATCCCATTTTCTTTCTTGTTCTTCTAATAATCTCCACTCGCCTCTATTAAGGTATTGGTCTTGCATAAAACAATTTAGGTAAGAAAATGTTTGTTTTAAATTTGCTTCATTATCAGAGAAAGTTGCTGCAGGAGCACCATGTCCTTTATCGTAAATGTTTGCTTTGTAATCATCAGCATCTGAAGTTTTAATTCCCTTTTCAGTATAGAAATCCATTGAACCTCTATTAACATTTGTAGGACGGTTTGTTGAACGATACTTAATTATTAAGGGTTGTTCTAAAGATTGTGAATAAAGTACTTCAAACACTTCATTCTTAATTCTTACATCTGCCTGTCCTATTGATACCAATGAAACAAGCAAAAAGGATAAAAGGAACATAATTTTTCTCATATTATAGCATATTTTTGTATATACTATAAA